GAATGGATTGAAGATTATTACATGCAAATTGCAATGTACGCCATGGCCCATGACTACGTCTACGGCAGTAAGATCGAGCAGGGAGTTATCATGGTATGCACGCCTGACTTATATTACCAAGAGTTTAAGACTGAAGGAGCAAGCCTACGGTCCTGGAAGCACAAGGCACTAAAAAGAATCAACATGTATAATGAACTCATGCGTGATGAGAAAGAAAATATAATCAAACAAAGCGACCTACCTGGTTTGCTAAAAGAAATGACGAAAGGAAAAAAATGAACGATAGACTATTTAGAACCATTCTAAAGAGATACGAAGCAGCTATAGAAGATGCAAACTACAAAATTGAAATAATTTGTGAACAGAACTTAGTTATACCTGAACACATAGATATAACAGGTGAAATTGACAAACTGTTACAAATTATTGCAGAAGCTGAAGATAAGTTGTCTGTAATGAGGAAATATTATGGCGGAAACAAGGCAGAAAAAACTATATTGTGATAATAATGTCACAATGTGTTGCATAAATACACTTTAGAATCATTCTAATTACTCCAGTGTATATGTATGGTAAAAAAAATAAAAATAAAAAAAAAAACTACTCTGAAAAAAGTGTCTAATCTGTCACTTTGATTAAAAGTGTTGGTATATATAGCTAATGTCTGCCAAATTGTGGTTTTAAAAAGTGTCATGTGACACTATTTAGTGTCACCTTACCTTAAATTACAGATTGCCTATGCGCGCGCGATACAAAATTCTGGTAAAACTGATTTTTTTACCATACATATACAGATATGAAATCCAAAAACAAATCCAGAAGAATTAACAGCTACACTAAACCAAAAACTGTCAAAGAGTCTGTTGTGTTTCCATTTAAACGTGTTCGTATAGATTGGATTGATATCATTACTGAAGGCGGCTGGGGTACAGACAAAGAGTTTAAAGATATGAAACTTGCAACACCTGTGAGTGAGGGTTGGTTGTTTAGTAAAGATAATGAGACGGTAAGAATTTTTGCTGGGTACGATGTAGAGTCAGACGGTTCTATTCACTTTTCGGAGAGATCGGTTTTTCCAACTTCTTGTGTGAAGAAGATAACTCGGATTCATTAACTTCTATTGCATCAACAGCATCATCACTCAAAAGCGATTCGTAATCTTCTTCAATTTGTGCCATTTTCATTTCTAATTGTTCTTCTGTCATATCTTCTAATTTGCCATGTTTTATTATTTTTCTGTCTATGTATAGTCCTGCTGCCTTGCCTCGATTTGTTTCAGCGTTTACAGCTGCGGAGAAGGAATTCTTTTTTAAAGCAAGACCTTTGATACGTGCCAGCTCAGCTACGTGGCCATCATAATTAACACCAAATTTTAAATTTCTTTCTTGCTCTAATTCATCTCTGTATTTTACAACTAATGGATTTTGTCTTGGGTTTGTAAGCTCACTACCTTCAACTCTAGCTCTTTTAGGTGAGTAGCCTGCCATCTCGGCTGCTTCCATTTTATTGACAGGACCATCCGGGCCGCCAAATACTAAATACTGGCAGAACCTTTTTTGCATTTCCGTTAATCTTTTTGGCAGTCCCATATTGACTTTTTAAGGTAACTATCCTATAAAGTCAATACTATGAAAGATAAGCGTACATATGATAAATTGAAAGAACATGGAGAAGATATGACTCATGAAAATGAAACTAAGATAGATGCTGTTACTACATTAACCGATCAATATAGATCTGATTTATGGAAATACAAAGAAAGAGAAGCTTTACATTTGATGGTTGAGAATCAATTAAATGGAACTAAACAAATTGTAATTGAAATGTCATCTGAAATTAAAAAATTAAAAATTAATAATGATATTCTTTTAAAAGAAAATGATAGACTTAATGAAGAGATTCAATTATTAGAAATGCAAATAAAAAAATGAGAGTAAGGGATTTACAAGAATTTTTATCTACATTTACTGCCAAAGATAAGAGCACTACAAAGCAAGGTAATGCAATTAGTGATGCAGTTATATTTATAGAAATTAATGGATATTTAGAAGAGATTAGAAAAATGGAAGTGTACGAGAACAATCAAACAATTTTTGGAGCAGCCAAAAATCATCATTCTCATAGATTGGTGTTAAAAACTAAACGAGATCAGAAGATAATTTTGCCTGATAAATTACACGATCCGATAGTGTAATGCATGCAGTGGTTACCTTGAAAAACATATGGGCCCAGAGGCTAAATTTTATCAAAATGTTAAGCAAAACTTTAAACAGTTTTCCCTTATCAGGCTTGAAAATATTAGCTTACTTGGCACTCCTGATCTATTGGTCTGTAATACTTCTGGGAACTTTTGTACTATCGAATTAAAGGTAACTAAAGGTAACAAACTTCGATTCTCGCCACATCAAATTGGCTTTCATATCAAGCATCCGCACAATACTTTTATCCTTGCAAAGACCCTTGGTCCTTGCACCTCTAAAACTTCTCCAATATCCATGTACCATGGCTCAAAGATAGAAGAGCTTGTAACTCAGGGCTTGACGCTTGACGCTTGTTACTCTGGTTGGGATGCTTGCCGCTTGGCGATTAAACAGGTTGGTTCGAAAGCTTGATGCTTGATGCTTGCAGCTTGATACTTTAAGCCCGGATCAGGTGCACGCCCGGACGAAGGACGTCTCCTTATGCCACAGCTAATGACCTGATCCAATATTCCACGCGGGAATTTTTTAATGTTCACCATAACAAATATTTTTAATTGACTTGTCCCAACAAGCTCGACAGTCTTTACACTTATTGCCCTGAGTAGGGGCTGGACATGTCCGTTGTCCAGGCTTCGTTGTAACCGTACTTGTCCACTGCCAGCTGTCACTTGCTGCTTGGTCCACCATTGGTATGGAGAACCGAACAACAAGATTGTCAGGAGCTTCAACAATATAATCTTTGGTCCATGCTTCACGGGTTGGCATCCAGTGTTTAACTGAAGGCGTCAACCTGCATACAGCATAGATCCGTCTTAGATGGTCCAGGTTCTGGACGTCGCCTGAATCGTGCCATCTAAAGAATTTTACTTTTTTAGAATTAATTTGAGCTGCCATTGCTTCAACCCATTTAGGATGAGTTAATGACCTGAAGCGCTTATATTGCGCATCGATAACATTTTTAAATCTATACCGGCCACGCTCGAAGGCGTAACAGTTAGCGCAAACGCTGCCAGCTACAGCTCGTAACTTTGTGCCAGTCTTGCACTCGTGAGCTGGTGTTGAATATGCGAATCCAGGCATTTTGCCAGGCTTGCTTAGTGTGTGAGTTATAGCCTCCGCTTCTTTTATTTTCATTGTTTATTCTCCTGTATTTTATAGGATACAATAACATTATAATTTAATCTTGTCAACTCTAAAGCTTGACGCTTGCAGCTTGCAGCTTGCTGCTTGTAGCTTGGGCCCTGATCTTCTAACCAGCGCGCATGCTGCAGGTAAACGCGGGCCATTGCTGGCCCGGGTTGTCTACTCATTTCAAGTATCCAATCTCTTTCAGGTAGTCATAGGCATCATCCATCGTGGATCTAAAATGCTCAGTCCTGTATTCGGCTGGACAGTCTTCGTCAGCCTGACAGCACATAGCTGCCAGGTGAGCTGCAAGTATTTTTTCTTTGTCAGTCATTTTTTATAATATCCCTTCTCTTCAATAAGATCACAGATAGCTTTGAACTCAGCCGGGCCGTCGTGTTGATCAGGATCCCAGCCCTTGGCGTTGATCTTACACCACTTTAAAATTTCTTTTAATTTTTCTTTATCAGTCATCCTTTCTGTCCTCCATATATTTTCTTGATCTCTCCTGATCTTCCTTCACCATTTTGATGATCTCTTCCAGGGCGTTTGCTATCCTGTTAAGCTGATCACCAGCTTCATATATTTTTATTTTACTCATAGTTTATTCCTTTCTAAATCCATCCTACATGATCCCTGAACCATTGTCAAGCATTGTTTGAAGCTTGAAGCTTGGCGCTTGTAGCTTTCTTTTTCAAATTCTAATCCCAGGTCCAGCTTTCGCCCGCAACGCGTACTATTGTGGTACTCACTGGACCAGGGATCAGTAGCGTTGCTGTTATCCTACAGGCCAACGCTATCAACCCTATTAATTAAGACCGAACTAATGTTCATTTAATTAATAATCAAATATAATGCTTGACTATCCTATTGTCAAGTGTTAAAACAAATTAATTTTAACCAATACAGGAGAAAAAATGCCAGAAAAAAGACTAACATTAAATAGTGAAAAAAGAAAAGCTATTGCAGATGTATTTCAAAATCACTTTGAACAAAATAGTCCAAAGAATGAACTGCACAAAAAA